GTCATCACATGTGAGAAGCAGAGGTCGGAATCACCACCGAGCGACCGCCATAGCCGGTGGCGCCGGGGCTGCCGATGGGCAGCGTGTCGGGGTCAAATTGCTGCAGCTTTTGCAAGCTGGGCTGGGCAGCCGGCGCTGTGGCCGGAAACCCCGTGGACGGAAGAAGGGCCATCAGCAGAAGCTCCCAGAAGCAAGGTGAACAGGGTTGTAGGCGTCGGCGCCCAGGTAGTGGAACGCTGCACCAGGAGGTGCCACCGGGCCAACGCCAAATGGCACCTGGCCAGGTGTTCCAACAGAGAACGAACCGTTGCGATAGATCGAGGTCAACTCATCCAACAAGGTGGAGCCAGTTGTTCCTTCAGGGCCAACAGGCCCAATCGGCCCAGGGATGACGGGAGCCAGCGTCCCGGTAAACGGATTGAAGGCGTAGGTGGCCATGATCAGCTCTTGGTGATACTTGTGACGTTGCCGTTGCCGTCATAGGCAAGAGTGAGCGTTGCCACTGTCGTGCCAGCTGCGCCGCCTTGCTTGTAAGTCACCGTGGTCATATTCGACCCGGTGTACGTCATCGAGACGTAATTGTGCTCAGGGATCGCGAGGCCCGGAATACTCGGGCCAAAGGGTTGCGTGGCCATCAGCAGAAGCTCCCAGATGCGTGGTGAATTGGGTAGTAGTCGCTCTGGCTGATGCCAGAGAAAGCGGCGCCAGGCAGCAGTACTGGCCCCACCCCAAAGGGAATGGCACCAGGGCGACCAACGCTGAAAGCGGCGTTGATCAGGATCTCCAGGGGCTCGAGCACCTGGATCGGGCTCTGCGGCACGGCCGCAGCTGTGGCGATCTGCACTGCTGCATTGGCCGCCGAGGATGCGGCATTGGCCGTGTTCGTCACGGCGGTTGCCGCAGCGATTGCTGCATTGGAGGCGGTGGTGGCGGCTGACGCCTCTGCTTGTGCCGCAGCTGCCGATGCTGAGGCTGACGCAGCTGCCGCAGCTGATGCCGCAGCGCTGGTGCCCAGCTGGTTGATGGCAGCGTCGTTCCTGTCCTGCTGCTCCTGCACCACGTACAGGTTCTGAAGGTCGGCCGTGTTCTGGTCGTCAGCGATCAGGTTGGAGCCGTCCTGCCACTGAACAATCTGGGAGGTGTCTGGCGTGTCACGGATCACCGTCAGGGTGACGCCAACAGCAGGCGCAACAGTGGCCTGAATCTGGGTACCGCTGGTCCAGGTGTAGTTGACGCCATCAACCAGCTGCGTGGTGAAGGCTCCCGTAAGGATGTTGAAGCCGGTGTAGAGCTTGACGTGCGCCTTCAGCAGATATGGGAACGGGACCGAAAAGGTCGTCGTGGACCCGTTGCCCGCGTATTGCGCGTAGGAGAAGGGCACGAGAGTGTCTGCACCGGTGCAGACCTCATGTTATGGGGCCCGCTACTGGCGACCAACTCCCAAGCCAGACAATCCCTCCATCCGTGTGCGCAGCTGGTTTGAGCGGTACTTCACCATCGCGCCGTAGCGCTGAGCAAAGCCCTGGGCTACGGGGTCTTGGTTGGTGAGCAGTTGAATCAGCGCTGCCCGGTCGTAGTAGTCGATGATGTCCTGGATGGGACGGTAGAGCTCGCTCTCCTTGCGGACAGAGAACTTCGCCGAATTGAGCCGCTGGTCAGGCCCCATGGGGTCGCTGGCCAAGAGTTTCTGATAGCCAGGGTTGTTCTTCAGGGCCCGCAGAGCACTGCGCATGTCGCGGCCCTGGATGAAGGAGTCGATTGGGATGTAGGGGTCACGGCCCAGCATCTGTGCAGCGGGGATCTCGGCGGTGATGCTGCGCATCTGCACTCGGTAGAACTTCTCCTCCTCATTGGTCATGGTGAGCCCCACGTCGCCCTCGCCGCCGGGGCTGGGCAGGGCTACCTGACCATTGGGCCTGGGTTTGGTCGTCACCCCTGCATCGAGCAGCCACTGGTAGAGGCTGTCCTGGGGCTGGATCACCGGCATGAAGGGAATCACCGCCTCGGCCGGGATGCCGAAGGGGCGCTTGATTTCGCTGCCCAGCCAGTCGAGGCGCTCGGGGGCCTTCAGAACCTGGTTGAGTCCTGGCACCTGCCGGGCCCACTTCTCGCCCACCTTCTGCAGGAACTCGACCACCGGTGCCACGTGGTCGGCGTAGATCGGGTCCATCTCGAGGGCTTTCTTCTCGTCGGCCGTGAGGAACCGGCGCTTGTCGGTCGCCTCCAGGGCGCCGCGGCCGGCACGGGCCACCATCGACAGCAGGCCGGACAGCGGCAGAATCCCGCCCATCTGCGTCGCCATGATGTCGGCCATGTCAGCCCGGTCCGGCTGGGTCATGGCATTGAGCACCGTGGTGGTGTTGAGCAGGCTGGCCTTGTTGTTCATCATCCGGGCCAGGGCTGTGGCCAGGCCTGTGGTGGCCTGCTGGAAGTCGCCGTCGCTGATGCCTTCCTCCCAGACCAGCTGCTGCAGGTCGGCATAGAGCCCCATGATGTCGATGGGGTCGATCCCACCGAAGCGGAACCTGGCCGCGGGGATGATCTTGCCAAACAGCTGGAAGCTGTAGGGGGTGTTGAGCCGGCGCCAGCGGGCGTACTCCTCGGGGTCGGAGGGGCCGCCACCCACAAACCCGCCGCTGGCGATCAGGGCGCTGCCAGCCGTCAAAAATCCCAGTGACACCACGGCCTGGGCCCGGGCCTGGGCCACCACCTCGGGCGCCGCGTTCTCCATCTGGGCCCCCAGCGCTTTGACGACGGAGGGCACCACGGTGCGGTCGATGCTCCACAGCAGGGAGTTGAGCGGGGTCTTGAAGAACGGCAGCTGCCACGCCACCAGCGCGTTCTGACGGGTCAGCCCCAGGCCCTGGATGATCGGGTCCTTGATCGTGTTGGTGAAGGTCACGTTGGCCGCCCGGTCCAGGCCGATCGCCCCTAGCTCGGTGTCGGCCCGGGGGATGCCCTTGAGCTCGTTGAAGGCCTGCAGGCGCAGCACGTCGTCGGGCAGCTCGTCGCCCAGGGGGATGCCCCGCTCGCGACGGAACTTCACCAGATCCTCCTGGCTCATGTAGCCGCTGAACAGGGACTGTTCGGCCATCTCGTCGGCCCGGCGAGCCACGGCATCTGAGCCGGCCTTTGCCCCACCCAGCTCATCAAAAGAGCGCAGGTATGCCTCATGGTTCACCTTCCAGGCGTAGGCCATGGAGCGGATTGCTTCATCACCAGCGCCCAGCAAGCGGAAGGCTGGGAGGTAGCCGCCGTCCCAGCCGAGGAACTTCTCTCCCAGCTTCCCCAGCGCCAGGCTGTTGGCGGCGTTGAGGACGTTCATCAGCGTCACCGCCGGTCCGGCGCCAACGGTGTTGCGCCAGTAGCTGGGGTCCTGCAGCAGGCCAAACCCAGTGGTGAGCGCATCAACGATCTGCTGCCTTTCGTTCTGGATCAGGTCGGGCGCTACCTCCATGGCGTTGTCCAGGCCCATCCGCGCCTTGCCGGTGCCCAGGTAGGTGGTGGCGTTCTTCCATGCCATCTGCCACGCATCGAGGGTCGCCCGGTTGGCAAACGCCGCGGCCCGTAGTCCATCCATGGCGCCGATGCGCAGGCCGCCCTCGATCACATCCTCAAGTCCGTGATGGAAGGCCACCAGCGCACCACTCACCGGGTTACGAGCCAGCCAGGTGCCGGGCGACAGCAGCATGTTGTTGCGCCGGAAGTTATTGAGCAGGGCGATCTGCGACATCAGCCGCCCCTGGTTCATGCTCGTGCGAGTGAGATTGTTCGTGCGAACAACAGCAGCGAGCTGCCGCAGCTTCAGGAAGTCCCCCTTCTCGACGTGCTCAAGGGTCTGGCCCAGCAGGGTCTCGCCCTTGATGTCGGCCATCGTCAGCCGCGCCCAGTCGGCATCGGGGGAGATCAGCTCAAAACTGCCGCCATCGAGGTTGAACTGGAGGCCTCGGAGGGATTGGCCAATCCGGCGCCGCACCGCGGCATCGAGGTTCTCAAAGAAGTGGGCCCACTGGGCGGAGTGCCCCAGCTGCAGCCGCAGTTCATCGGTGAGCGCCCCCGCTTCCATGGCGCCGGCCACCTCTTCGAGTTTGTCGGCGTACTGGCTGACGGAATCCCACCGGGCCTTTGCGGCCTGCACCACGGCGCCCGGCAGGGAATCGATACCCCTGAAGCGCCGGCCGAGCATGGCAGCGAGCTCGCGGACATCGCCTCCTGTCTCCCGGGCCATGCGCATCAGGCCCTGCATCGCCACCGACTCGCTAAAGGGGCGCTTCAGCTCGACGCCTTTCTTGGTGTTGGCCCGCTTGAGGCCCATCACCTCGAGCAGCGCGTTGATGTTTTCGTCTTCCGGTGACAGTTCGCTGTAGTCGATCCCGTACTGCCGGTAGTTGACCATCCGGCCGCTGGCCCCACGCGGGCCCTCGTTGTTGCGGAAACCCATCTCCACCAGGTCCTGCACCGCCTTGGTGCCCTTGGCGATCAGGTCGGTCTCGCCCTGCTTGATCCAGGCCTCGTTGGAGACCCCCACCGCATCACCGGTGTAGGTGCGCAGCCTGGCGACGCTCTTGCCTGCCGGCGGCAGTCCATCCACCTCAAGGATGGCCCTGGCAGCGGCCTCCATGTCGTCTAGTTGCTTGAGCTTCGCCTCGATCTCGTCGATCTGTTGGGCGAGGTTGTTGCAGTCAGCCATCAGCAGGAGCCTCCTTGGGATTTTTTGCGCAGCTCCTCCAGCTGCTTGGCGAGCTCAGCTCGCGCTTTGGGGATGTCGGCCAGGGCCTGCTTGGCGGCCTGGGCCTCGGCGGTGGTGGGTTTGGCCTTCGCCTTGCCCTTGCCCTTTGGCGCCGGGGTGGCCGGCACAGCCTCCTTCGGCACCACCATCGCCTCGCCGTTGATGCTCGTGTAGACGCTCTTGGTGTCGTAGACGGCCGGCTTGCGCTCGGGTTTGGGCTGCAGCTCTGGGGTGAACTGCGGCGCACCATCAGCCTGGGCTGAGCCTTCACCTCGATAAGGCTGCGGTGCTCGATCGGCACTCACCGGCAGCTCTGGCGTGAACTCCGGCGTGGCGGGCCTCACCCGGTCGATCGCGCCACCAAGGTCGTAGCGGGTGAAGGAGAACATGCCGCGGCCCATCAGCCCCAGGCGCTTCTTCTCCTCCCAGCCGAGCTGATCCCAGCCGTGGGCGGCCATCAGCGCATCCTTCTGCGCCTGCATCGCCTTGGCATCGAGGAGGTTGTACTCGAAGCGCAGGCGCATCTCATCGATCAGCGCATCGGCGTTCTTGCCGCCGGCCTTGTACGGCGGCAGCGCATCAGCGTTGAAGGCCATCGCCAGCTGCCCGGTCTCATCGCTGAATAGGTCGTCGATGAAGTTGGCCTGCTGGAAGAAGGCCGGCTCCTGGGGCCGATTGGGGATCGGTGTCACCGGGGCCTGCACTTCGCCGTTGTCGATGGCGCGGCGGAGGATCTCAGCCTTCAGTCGTTCCCGTGTTGCTGCATCCATGCCCCTGGGCTGGAAGTCCACCACTGGCGCCGCCACGGGGTTGCCGTCAGCGTCGAGCAGCTGAGCCATTGGCGACCCCGTGGAGAGATCGGCTGGCACATCGAGCAGCGGCGCATCGGCAACGCCGGCCACGTTGTTGGTCAGCGACAAGGGCATCTGGTCAGCCTGGGGGGGCAGGTATCGGCCCCTCCGCTCGCTGAGTTCCACCAGGGCGTCGATGATGTCGCTCTTCTTGGCGTTCCACACCCGGCGGCCGGTCCTGGCCTTCACCAGGGCGGCAACCTCGGGCGATGAATCCGGCATTGCCAGCCGGCGCAGCAGGTCACGGTTCCAGCCCTCGAGCGCCGTCCGGTAGTCGTCCGTTGTGCGGTAGCCGTACTCGCTCGCCCCCCGAGTGATCTCCTGCAGCGGCGGCAGCTGGATCTCATCGGCCAGGTTCAGACCCAGCTGTTGGGGCAAGACCATCTCCAACTGATCACCCACCAGGGCCTCGGGGACAGCCATGCGCTGCTGGATGGCCTGCAGCTGCTGTTGCGCTGCGTCCAGCTCGCGCTGCGCACGGGTGACCAGCCCCTTGGCACCCCGGGGGGTGAGCTCGCCGGACTGCTGGCGGGCCTCGACATCAGCAAGCCGCTGGTTGAGCCCCTCGATCTGCTGCTGGGTGGCGGCGAGCTCCTCGGCGTTACGAGCCTCGCCGGCCTGGCGCCACACCCGCGTATGGATCTCCCTGATCTGGTTGTCGTCGAGCTCGTCAAGCTGAGCCAGGAAGGTGTCGAGCTCTGGCCTGGTGTCGAGGTCAAGCTCCCCCTGCCGGCTGCCGCGTGGGGCAAGGAACTGCTCGGTCGTGCCCGAGAGGTTGAGGTCGGCCACCTGCTGGTCGATCTGGTCGATCTGATCCAGCAGCTGATTGGCGGTGGCCTCATCCACGTTCGGCACTTGGGCCAGCAGTTCCCCGCGCTGGGCAGCCAGCTGCTCAAGCTGGACC